CAAATCGGTGCATAGGGTGTATAGTATATATAGAGTTAAGGAACAGGGTACACACCGAACACCTTAACCAGTCCAAGCCTAGCTCTAGGCAATAAGAACAGACGTTCCCGAACATCCGTTCACGTTTCACGTGAAACATCGGGAGTGGTCGAAGAAATACTTTACCGCACTAAAGCGATAAGGCTTGGTCAATGCACCTTGACAACTGAATATCGAGTGAGTTATTGTTTCTATGTTTCACGTGAAACATTCCAAGAAAAGGAGTAACCACTATGAAGCGTGAAATAAATTACATTTATTGTATGTTAGATAGAACAGATAACAGCTATGATTATGAAACAGATGGATTATGGACAGACGATAAAGACGTCGTTACTATTTGGTTTAAAGCTGGTGTTGACAATGTTGTAAGACTTGACCCTTTATCAATGGAATTATTGGAAGTTTTAAATTGTAGGGATTGGTTTAATCACATCAAAAAGTAACTATTAAATTGTTTCACGTGAAACATAGGAACAATAACAACCAATCACACAAAGAAAAGGAGAAACCACAATGACAAGACAATTTGATAATGTTTCATCTTACTTAGTAACAGCATCTAATAGCATAGGCTCATGGAAGTACAGCGTGACCCTTATTAGACTAAAGAACACATACGCTGGCAATCCAAGGTTTAAAGCAATTTTAACAAATCTTGACCAGCTCGAAAAGTATGATTATGCTGGCTCACATGTTTACAACTTTACTGGTCACTACATGGATGAGGTTGGAGAAGCGCATTACATAGTTGAGCATCATCTTAAAAAGATGGAAACACTTTATAACAAGTGATTATTCGGCTTGCTAGGTGTCACAGCTTAGCAAGTCACTCCCAGCAATAGGGCTGGCATAGAAAACAATAAAAAGGAGAAACCACTATGAAGAACAACACAAACAACTTTAAGGCAACTATCGAGGAAAAGAAAGCTATGCTTGATATGCTTCAGAACGTTATCGAGGACATTGAGTATCGCGAAAATGCTATTCTAGAAACCTACAAAGAAGTAGGGTTTGAACAGCGCAAAGACAAAGACGGCAACTTGTTATACCTCGATGAAAATGGAGAGAGGACAACAGAGGTAACAGATAATCTTTGTATGAAGACTAAATACGAAACAGTGAAGCGTGACCCATCCGAGCTTGACGAATACGACTTGCCAAAGTACCAAGCCTTGATGAAAATTAAAAATGCAGTGCTGGCTCTTATCTAACCAGCGTAGGTGGTCTAGGTGTCACAGCCTAGTCCACTACTTTCAATAAACTCACAAAGAAAGGAGAAACCACTATGAAACAATACTACAGAACAATAACCAAAGACGGAAAAGCTATCGAGGTATGGCACGGTGACCCAGCTAGAGCAAGCTGGTTACTCACCACAAACAAGCTAGTACTTCCGCTTGGAACACGCAAGCCCAAAAATGTTCCACGTGAAACTATTAAAGAATTTTAAGAAAGGAGACAACATGACCAACACAACAGCGATGGAATACTTGTCCGACATAATGAATATTTACTTATCATTTATTCCAGTGACTAGACGGACACAATTTGAAATCAAAGAAGCTCTATCACTTGGCATTGGAGCACTCAAAACTATTGACGATATGCACAAGAAAGGAGAATAACATGGATGATAATTTTAAAGAGCTACTGCTTTCAATCGCAAACTGTCTTGAAAACATTGCCTATGTTTCTAACAACAGCCAAGTTGATGGCTACGTTAGAATAATAGCTCAAGAAATTTACACCTACCTAAACAGCATTGAAGATAACTAAATCTCGAAAATTCATTGTTGACAAACTGAACAAAAAGTAGTACTATATAAGAGTGGACAGCAACTGTCTTATTCAGCCCCTAACCAATAGCCACAGCATCCAAATAGGCTATCACACTTACAGAGCTGTCCACCTCTCCCAAAAAATGTTTCACGTGAAACATCATAAGCGCTGGTAGTTTAAATAGTAAAACAGTTTAGTGGTTACTCGATTGTAGGTGCAAACCCTACCCAGCGTACTCTAGCAATAGTGCTAGTAACATTCTCATACAAATAAAACCAAGAAAGGAGAACAAACCTATGAGAAAAGAAATGGTAACAAGAGGAATTGATGGAACAAAGGCAACAGTCAAAGTCATCAACACAGCAACAGACGAGATTACAACAAAGGAGCTTGTACTTTCCAAAGACCTTACTGGAGATGCAAAGAAGCTCAACAAGGCTGTTGTAAAGTCTCTTGAAGAGGGTGAAGTACTTATCCGCATTGAGAGTGCAGAGGTTATCCACAAGTTGTTTGGTATGGAAATGTCAGATTTCCTTGCATCAGCTATAGAGCTTGACCCAACAACACGTAAACCAGTTTCAGCAAACTAATAAGAAAAGGAGAACAAAATCATGGCAAAGAAGAAAACAGAAAGTAACTACACAGCAACAATCGCAGAAGCATCAAGAGAACTCACAGCAAAAGAGAGAGTAATGTTCAAAGACCTTGGAAACGCAACCAAGCTTAATGATTTAGCAGAGGGAGCTATTGCTAATGGTGGCAAGGCTATTATCGACAATGTAGTAGATTTTGCAGTAATCGCTATCCATAATGAAGCATCAGAGGATGTTGATTACAACAATTATCTTATCATTGATGGAAATGGAGATAAGTACTACACTGGTTCAACTCCATTTTGGAACAGCTTTAAGGGCATTTGGGATGAGATGCACGAAAGTGGAGAACAGTGGGGCATTCAGCTCAATCTCATTCCTAGCAAGAACTTTGCTGGAAAGACAGTTCTTACTTGCTCACTCGTATAATTAAACAAAGATAATAAACATGGCATAGTCGCAAAGCACCTCAGCACCTCAGTGGTGTTGGGGTGTTTTTTATCAGAAAGTGAGGAATTAAATGAGAATTGAAGAAAATGCAAGAGCTATGTGCTTTAACATATATGTTGATACTGACAGTGAATATAGCGCAATGAAAACAATGATGTCTACACCATCACCCGATTTAAAAAGATTTGCAAAGTTACACTTAAATAGTTTATACGGAAAGGCGGTAACAAATATGGATAAAAACTATATAGTAGTTCACAATCACAATAATGAAGTAGGTATAATTTTCAAAAATAATATAGCGGGTGCTGTTAAGCGCACTGATGGTGCAACAGAGATATTGTTTGAAAGTGGTTATACATTTTATTCCATAGATAAATATGAAGATATAATAAAACAGTTAATATAATGTTTCACGTGAAACAATGAAAGGAGAAACCACATGATAATATGTATTAACTATTCAGATGATGGAGAAAGATATATAGCTGATATACGATATGCGCACGATTGGAGCAAACTAAGGACAATAGATGTAGCAAACCATCTAGCATTACATTATGACGAAGTATATGTAATCGATTTTAAAGAGAACAAAGAATTTGTTGATGAAGTAGTATTAAGAGGATGTCGTATATGATTAGAAAACTATTAACGTTAATTGGGTTAGTCATTACAACAGTTATATGGATATTTATAATTTATTGCGGTATAATGATAAACTATGGGAGATAATAACAACGAGGTAAAGGCATGAAAAATGTAAATTGGGATGTAATATGGATATTTGTTTCATTGTTTGTATTTTGGATGGCTGTATGCTGGTTTGGTATAGCATTATTGGAGTTATAATATGAGAAAAGAAGATGAACAAGCAATCAAAAGAGCTATGGCAATATTGAGGTACGAATGTCAACAGCACATAAACTGTAATCAATGTAAATTTTATCATATCACAGAGTATGGGGATTGTTTACTCAATCGACCACCAGTGTATTATGATATAGATGAAATTATAAAATGTTTCACGTGAAACATAGTGGGAGGGTATAATGGCTAAGAAAAATAATGTTCGCCAACAGATGTATAGAGCACTTAAAGTGCTAGGGGAACAAATAACAAAGAGACAGCACACTAAAACATACCAAAAGATAATAGACAGAATAAATAAACAGCAAATAGAAAAAGGTGAAAACCCTATAGACATTGAAGATTTAGCAAAACAATACATAGAGCAAGACTACGAACATACTAGCCGAGATGATAATATGCAGACACCACCAGCAACCGAAGACCTAGACGAACAGTCAGCAGAAAATGCCATAAACGATTTTGAAGCAAGAATAGATAGAATATATCAAACAACTATAAGCTATATAGCAGACAACAAAGAGGGAACTGGTCATGAGGGTGGAAAACTTGCATCAATAGCAGACCATAGAAGAAGTGAAATTGATGATGCTTATTGGACATTGAAAACACAATTACAAGAAATAAATGCAAATGGTATTCCTAAAAAGATAATAGCACAAGCCATAGTTGACAATGTAGAATTAGACTATGATATAGCTGTTACCTTAGTACCACCCAGTGACATAACAATTAACTTTGAAGAAACAGTTCAACAGTTATTTGCTATAATGCAACAGATACAAAAGAGAGCAGATGAATTAGCTGAACAAGCAGAAAGGGAATACTACGGAGAGTGAAAATCTATAGTGCAGACTTAGAGACTACAGTGTACGAGGGTCAAGACCACACCGAAGCATGGGCAAGTGCTTTAGTAGCTCTCGACAGTGATAAACCACTAGTCTTCCATTCACTTGATGACACATTAGACTACTTAGATTTTCAAGATGAAGATGCTGTACTATACTATCACAATTTAAAATTCGATGGAAACTTTTGGTTGTCATTCCTCATTACACAGAAGAACTTCAAGCAAGGACTAGAATACATATCAGAAACAGAACTGACATTCAAAGACAGAAAAGATTTACGAGAAAGAGAAGTAATATACTCCATATCATCAATGGGTCAGTGGTACACTATAGAGTTCAAGTATCACTCTCACATATACACTCTCAAAGACAGCCTTAAACTTCTCCCATTTACACTCAAGGAAATAGGAAAAGCATTTAAGACAGAACATCAAAAGCTAGACATGGAATATGAGGGTTACAGATATGCTGGTTGTGAGATAACAGATAACGAGAAAGAGTACATAAAGAATGACGTACTTGTATTAAAAGAAGCCCTCAACATTATGTTCTCAGAGGGTCATGACAAACTTACAATCGGTGCATGTTGCTTAGCAGAATTTAAGAAGATGAAAGGTAAGTATGATTGGGGTGTATTCTTTCCAAAACTAGAAACCATAGAACTAGACCAAGAAACATACGGCTCATCCAATGCTGATGAATACATACGAAAATCATATCGAGGTGGCTGGTGCTATTTAGTCAAGGGTGCAAGTGGTAACATATATCGTAACGGAACAACAGCAGATGTCAACTCATTATATCCCTCAATGATGCACTCACAAAGTGGTAACGTATATCCCCTTGGTAAGCCCTACTTTTGGAAAGGGTCAGAGATACCAAAGCAAGCACTACTCAAGAACAGATATTTCTTTATTCGCATACGCTGTAGATTTTACCTAAAGCATGGCAAGCTACCATTCATACAGATAAAGCACAACATCAGATACAAAGCTACTGAAATGCTTGAAACGTCAGACGTATATAACAAGAAAGACGGAAAATACTACAGCAGATTTTACGACAAAGAGGGAAACATACAAGACACAATTGTTGAACTCACATTGACATGCACAGACTATCAGTTACTCCTAGAACACTACGACCTATATGACTTTGAGATACTAGATGGTTGCTGGTTCTTTGCAGATAAGGGTGTATTCGATGATTACATAGACAAATACAAAAAGATAAAAATGGAAAACAAAGGAGCAAAACGAACAGAAGCAAAACTATTCCTCAACAATTTGTATGGCAAGCTGGCAACCAGTATGATAAGTTCATTCAAATATGCAGAAGTAGCAGAGGATGAAGCATTGAAATACAATGTGGTTGCAGAGATGAACAAAGACCCTGTTTATATAGCATGTGGTTCAGCTATCACATCTTACTCAAGAAACTTTACGATACGTGCAGCTCAAAAGAACTTCTATGGTGTAGACAAGCATGGTTTCAAATATGCAGACACAGATAGCATACACTGTGACCTACCACCAAGTGAGATAAAAGGAATACGAGTTAGTGAAACAGATTTCTGTGCATGGAAGTTAGAGAGTTGTTGGGATATAGCTAAGTTCATAAGACAAAAGACATACGTAGAACACGTAACACATGAAGACCTCAAACCAATTGACAAACCATATTACAACATAAAATGTGCTGGCATGCCAAACTCATGTAAAGAATTATTACTTGCATCAATGGGAGAGGAAAATCAGTTAACAGATAAGCAAAAAGAAAAGTACAAAGATTTCATAGAAAAACCAAGAACATTAGACGATTTCAAAGTAGGACTTACAGTACCATCAAAGCTTGTACCGATGTGTATCAAGGGTGGTGTAATCCTTAAAGAAGTAGATTTCACATTAAGAGACATATAAAAAGGGTGGTAGAACTTCATCTATCACCCTTGTTCTATTCACAATATCATCACTCATAGCCCCAGCAACATACTGAATAATCTAGGTGGACTGAGTTAACAGCTGTTTCTACACACCCTCGATGATTACAAGATGACGATACGAATAGACTTATATAGTATAGCGGAGCATTTCAAAGAAAGCACTCTTGCACTCTTGGTTCTTAAACCTAAACAGCCCTCTTTCAAAGATACTTCTCAGCATAGAGATGTACGGGTTGTTCACCCCAACCATGACATAGTTTGCTTCATGACTGTTGGGGTTGAATGATAGCTTTACTTTGAAGTCATTGTCTGTATTCTTATCCATGTAGTACAGACCAGCCTTGGGATAATATCTTACAGCATAGTCTGTATCATTATTTCTAATAGTAGCGATGTAATTAGATGTACCTTGTGGTCTTTCAATGAATGCTGTCTTATCATTAAGATAAACGTTCATAGCCGAGTACGCAACATAGTTCTCATTCTTGAAAGCCTTGTTGAAACCGCTGGCTAATTGCATCTGAGCTACATTATCCATAAATGTTTGCTCTAATACAAAGCCATCCCCTCTAAGGTACTTAGTGTCATCTTTCAATCTATCAGAAATACCAAGTGAAAGGAAATAAGGGTTAATGATACTAACCTTGTTTGAAAGCATGAACACTGGTACTCTCCTAACTTGTTCGCCATTACCCCTTGCTATAGAAGTATGGATAGAAAGAAGTTTACTAATCTCATTAGTACAATAGTGCTCATTCTCACTTTGAAATTCATCAAATATAATCATATCAACATCTGATAATAAATGAGAGAACTTCTTCAAACTGTCAGCATTATTAAGTGTAACGCAGTATCCGCAAGATTGTTCATTGAGAAATAGTTCAACGAAGATACCATTAGCTCTACGTTTCTCTGTCATTTCATCTTCTTGAAAGAACAACCTTTGTATATCTTTGAAGAACTTATCAGCACAATCACATAGCTCATAGTTCCAACGATACACTAAGCAAAATTTTCTATGCTTTTCTTTCCAACGCTTTACAGCGTAGCGGTTAAACCATGTCGTTTTACCTATGGAACGATTTCCAGTAGTTAGGTATAACTCGGGGAGTGCTCCATTTAGGTCAGTCATTGACAATAGTTTAGTTCCATCATAAAACTCACCCATACTATATATTTCCTTTCTCGTAAATTATATCACAATATCTTGACAAAATCAACTTTTTATTATAACATAAAAGTAAAGTAAAAGTCAAAGGAGTATGCGACTATGCCAAGTGATATACTTCAATTATTCATAAGTGGCTTTTTCTCACTGGCTGGTGCTGGTGTCGGAGTATTAGCAACAAGCAAGCTGACTAACTACAGACTTGAACAGTTGGAGAAAAAGGTAGATAAACTATCAGAGAACGACCAGCGCATAGCTCTCTTGGAACAGAGGATGAGCCAATATGAGAAAGAGAAGGAGTAAAGAAACTTCAAAGATTTTACTTTGGTTGCTGTTAATCATGTGTGGTGTCGTAGGAGTGAGCACACTAATATATACGTTCATCGCACATGATAGCGCACCCCTTGTAACACTAATTGAAAGATTGTTTGCACTTGCATCAATAGGAGTAGGTTTTTATTATTGGAAAGCAAAGAATGAGAACTTACACAAGTACAAACAAGACCACAAAATAGGAGACATAGATTATGAAGACGAAGTACATGAGTAGAAAGTTTATTGTAGCTGTTATTGGGCTTGTAATATCATTAGTAGCACTTGTTCTTAATAACGACACTGTAGCTCTTGCTGGTATTGGTCTTGCTGCTTGTTTCGTAATTGGTGAAGCTATTGTAGATAAGGCTGGTGCTATTAAGAGAGAGCACTACGTTAGCGTTAATGAAAATGTTTCACGTGAAACATCTAGTGAGGTAAAGGATGGCAGTAAAAAGTAAGCTCAAGGGCTGTGATATTTCCCATCATAATAAATACAAGATACCTAACTTTTCTGATTATGACTTTATTATAATGAAAGCTACTGAGGGCAGAACATTTGTTGACCCTATGATGAAGAAGTATATTGAGATGTTAGGGAACGACCAGCTGTACGGCTTCTATCATTTTGCTAGACCCGAAAGGAACAGAGCAAAAGATGAAGCACAGCACTTCTGTAGAACAATTGGTGCATATGGTGAAGAAGCTATGCTGGTACTTGATTGGGAAGCACAAGCTGTAACACAGCCGATTGAATGGGCACTTGATTGGTGCAACATAGTTGAAAAAGAATATGGAAAGAAGCCCTTGATATATTGTTCAAGCTGGTACACCAAGAAAATCAAGTTACTTCTCCAAAACAATATAGGGCTATGGGTAGCACACTATACGAAGAAAGATAAGCCTACAGTTTATACTTATCCTACTTGGGCTATGTGGCAATATACTGATAGCCCCTTGGACAAAGATATATTCAATGGCTCAGCAAAACAGTTCCGAGCTTATTGCACTAGAAAGTAGTTACGATGGTATGATACATGATTATGGTTATCTAAATCAAATTTATAGTAACTTAAATGGATACATAAACAATCCTATTGGTACTATTGCATTGATGGCTAATCTATATGCAGAAAGTAATTGTTCACCAAATAGACTACAAGGTGATGTATATGGTGCACCTACTTATCGTTCAATAGAATACACAAACAATGTTAACGATGGTAGTTACACTAGAGCGCAATTTATTGCAGACCAAAAAGGATATGGTTTAGCACAGTGGACTATAGTAGCTAGAAAGACTTTGTATTATGATTACGCACCCATACAATCTGTTGGAATAGGTGACATACAAAGAGGACTAGGATATTTACATGCTGAGTTACGTGGTGACTATGTATCACAAGGACTAGATTATACCAATGTTTTATCAGCTTGTCAGAACGCAACAGATTTACATACTTGCACTGACTATGTATTAGATAATTTTGAAGGTCCGTTAGTACCAAATTATGCAGAGCGTGAACAAATAGCTGATGACTTATGGGCTTGGTTTTTCGGCGGTACAAAAATATCCGTAGCCACTGTTGGAAATGGTACAGCATATGTTAGTGACTACAACCCAGCTGACGGTGCACCATTCACATTATATGCAACACCCGCAAGTGGTGAAACATTACTCAGTATAGACGCATGGGATGAAAATGGTTATTCAATAGCCATGGAACAATACGCACCTTATACTTACACATATAATGCTGGATGGGGTGCACATATAAGTATCATAGTAACATTCAGTGGTACTCCACCAGTTCCACCAGTTCCAACTGGCTATATAGAAAGAAAAAGAATGCCAATATGGATGTACCCAATGTTTAGAAAATAGAAAGGAAACAATATGGCAAAACTAAATGCAGATGAGTTTATGAACTCAGTTAAAGCTATCATAGGTGATAGAGATGACGATGAAGCATTGAAATTCATCGAAGATTGTAAAGACACCATTACTGGTGAGCATGACGATTGGAAAGCTAAATACGATGAAGTTGTCAAGGAGAAAGACGAACTTGATAAATCGTGGAGAGCAAAGTACAAAGAACGTTTTTACTCATCAGAGCCAATATCAAACAATGACAAAGAGACAAACAATAACGAACACAACAACCCACTTGATACTCGTTCAGAAGAAGAAAGAAAAGCTGAGAGTGTCAAAATTGATGATTTATTTAAACCAGTAGATTAAGTAAAGGAGATAATATTATGCCTACAAGACCAAGTAAGGTTACTTTGGACACGAATGCACTCAATATTTTGAATGCTATTCGTAACAACGCTAGTAACAATTATAAAGACTATGTACCACCTATTACAGATGTATCTGAACTCAAGCAGATTGGTAAGATTATCATGGATGTACCAGCATTACAGAATGAGTTTCTGTCAGCACTTGTTAACAGAATTGCACTCGTTACTGTTACATCTAAGATGTTCGACAATCCTTGGGCTATGTTCAAGAAAGGTTTCCTTGAGTATGGCGAAACCATTGAGGAGATTTTTGTTGACCTCGTAAGAGTATTTGAGTTCGATGCTGAGACAGCAGAGACTGAACTCTTTAAGAGAGTAGCACCAGACGTACGCGCAGCTTTCCATGTTATGAACTATAAGAAGTTCTACAAGGTTACCATTGAGAGAGCTAAACTTGCAAGAGCTTTTCTTTCCGCTGGTGGAATGGGTGAACTCATTACTTACATCATGAACTCTATCTATGTAAGTGCATCTTATGATGAGTTCCTTACAATGAAATATCTTCTTGCTAGGAACATTCTTAATGGTAGGCTTTATCCAGTTTCTGTACCAGCTGTATCAGAAGCTAATATGAAGTCAATCGTTACAAAGATTAAGGGTACATCAAACCTTATCGAGTTCCCATCAAGAAAGTACAACCCAGCGGGAGTATTCCAGCACACAGATAAGGCAGACCAGTATATCATTATTGATACACAGTTTGACGCATCTATGGACGTTAATGTTCTTGCATCAGCTTTCAACATGGATAAGGCTGACTTTATGGGTAGGAGAGTTCCTATTGATGGCTTTGGTAATCTTGACAATGAGAGACTTGCTGAGCTGTTCGCAGATGACCCATCTTATGTAGAAATTACAGATGCTGAGAAAGAAGCTCTTAATGCTATCCCTCTTGCACTCGTTGACGAGAAGTTCTTTATGATTTATGATAACCTCAATGAGTTCAGAGAAGTTGAGAACGGACAGGGTCTGTATTGGAACTACTTCTTCCATCAGTGGAAGACATTCTCAACATCACCATTCTCAAATGCACTTCTTTATGTTCCTACAGAGCCTAGTGTAACAAGTGTAACCGTAACACCTGAGAGTGCTACAGTTCCAGCTGGTGGTAGCCTTATGCTTTCAACTGTTGTTGTTACTGAGGGCTTCGCACCACAGACCGTTACATATGAGAGCAATAACGATGGAGTTACAATCACTGAGGGTGGTGTTGTTCAGATTGCTTCTGATGCAACTGGAACAGCTACAATCACTGTTAAGTCTACATTCGATGAGACAAAGACAGATACAGTAGCAATTACCATCTCATAAGTGCTTGCCACACTTATAGGTTTCCTCTTTTCAATAGGGTACATCATTTTAGATAGTGGTGTACCCTAAATTTTTAAGAAAGGATATGACGATTATGGCATACGTACAGCCGAATAGCGTGATACAGTTGTTCCGAGGTATCAACTTAGATAACCGATATATGCACACCATCTATTTTGCAAATGAGAGTGCTCAGAATAGCTGGTTTACTGGAAAAGTGTATAAGACTTATCAAGGGCAAAGTTATACACGCTATACAAGAAACCAAATTAAAATCAAAGACGATGCAACATCATTACTTGATTGTACTTATATGCGCTTTATGAACGATAGAAGCGTTGACAAATGGTTTTATGCTTTTATTAACGCTGTTGAGTATATCAATGAAAACACAGCTTTAGTTACCTATGAGATAGATGTGATGCAAACATGGTTTATACAAAATGGTACATTAAATCCGTGTTATATTGAAAGACAGCATGTTACAAATGATACTTTTGGTATAAATCTTGAAGCAGAACCAGTTGGTAGCGAAGTATATGATTTCACTGAAATGACCAGTGATGTTGGGTCAGACTTTACAAATTATGATGTCGTTTATTGTACTACAGATGAGCCACAATCTACTACAAGAGATGGTATTGTATGCGGTGCAACATATTATAATTTGCCATATAGCTCAGCTGAGAGTAGTACACTCAAAAATGAATTAGGTTTAGCCCTTGGTGGATGGGATAAGCAACAGCAAAAAGCTGATATAGTCGATATGTTCATGTTTCCATCAGCTTATTCAAATGTTGGACACACAACCAATTCATATCACATAACTCATGACGGTAAACTTGATAACTATACACCTAAAAATAAAAAGTTACATTCTTATCCATATTCTAGTTTGTATGTAACTACAAATGATGGCGATACTGGGCAGTACAAATGGGAATATTTTGAAGGTGATGTTACTAGCGGTGTATCACCTATACAGTTTAACCTTAATGCTACTTTAACTGGTGGTGGTTATATTGAAATACACCCACGTGCTTATAATGGCATATTAGAAAACTATGATGCAAAATTAGTAATGAACAATTTTCCTAAATGTAGTTGGAACTATGATGCTTACCAAGCATGGGTAGCTAGTGGTGGACAGTATAAAGCGCAGTATGACCTTGGTATGATACAAAAGAAAGGCACTATTGCTATTGCACAAGCTGGTTTAAATGGTATTCAGCAAATCGTTAATACTTATACGGGAACAGCAAGTGCACAACAAGCAAAACATCCTAACCCAGTTACACCTATTGCAAATACAGTTAGTGCTGGTTTTGCTACAGCCAACGCTATATTAGACCTTGAAAAAACATCATTAGAATACACAGAAGCAAGAGATAAAGTAGGCTTTGAGTTCAAAGATGCTAGATATGAGCCAAATGTTCTAGTGGGTCAGCAAGTACCAAATATTTCAGTTGGTAAAAAGTTCCTTGGTTTTAAGTTTTACAAATTACATGTAAGGGATGATGAAGCAAAAAGAATTGATGACTTCTTTAGTGTTTATGGATATGCTATAAATAAGGTAGAAACTCCAAACCTAAATGGCAGACAATACTGGAACTTCATAAAAACACGTAATGCTGAAATTAGTGGTAACATGCCTGCATCATCAAAGTCAGCAATTGGTAGAATATTTGACGGTGGAATTTTCTTTTGGAAAAATGGTGACAATGTAGGTAACTTCCAACAGAGTGTAACTGATGGCTCAATAAACAATCCAATAGTGTAAAGGAGAAAAATTATGAGTAGAAGAAACAAAAGCGTATCACCAATTGTACGTGGTGCTGGTACATTACCAGACAGAGACTTTTGGGATAGTGCTAACAGTAACGAGTATTCAGCGTTGTACTACTTAAACAGATTAACAGAACTTGCTATGGCTATGTTTGAATGGAATGGACTACCCGACCAAATAGATTGGAGATACCTTGAATACATTCTATACTATGATGGCAAAGTATTGTTCTCAAAAGATGCAGAGCTTGACGAATATATTGTAACAAAGTGTGCACTAAGTGGTAAGATGAATTTCTATCGTGTACCCGAAAGACGTAGGGCTTATGCTGACAATGGTTATCAGAAAGAACTTACAGATAAAGATAGCGTAGTTATCTTCAACAATATGCTCAGACTTCCAGCTTATCCCGCTATGTGGTTTTATGCAAGAAAACTTTGGGAAATTGACAGAACTATTGACATAAACATCAAAGCACAGAAGACCCCAGTTCTCATCCTTGCTGATGAAGATGAAAGACTTACCATGAAGAACGTTTACATGCAATACGATGGAAACCAACCATTCATTTTTGGTAGCAAAAGCATGGGCTTAGCTGATAACGTCAAAGTACTCAAAACAGATGCACCTTATCTTGCAGACAAATTGATGGAACTTAAAAATCAAATATGGAATGAAGCTCTTACATATCTTGGTATATCCAATCTCAATGTTCAGAAGAAAGAACGTCTAATTTCTGACGAAGCTGTTAGGTCAATGGGTGGAACTATTGCATCGAGACAAAGCAGACTTGAAATGCGTAGAGAAGGTTGCGAACAGATTAACAAAATGTTTGGTCTTAACGTAAATGTTAACTATCGTGAAGATTATAGAGAACTTGATGATGAGTTCGCTCTTGACAACACAACAGAAAAAGATGGCGATACTGTTATGGTTAGAGATGTGCGTACACGTGCTGGTGGAGAGGAGTAAACTATGAGCAAATATACTACCGAAGTAAGATACATCTGTGAGAGCTATGCTGGTCTTGATGAAAGCGTTGGCTACGATAGCATAGATGAAGTAATCGAAAAATCATATCTAAAAATTTTCAACAATAGTAAAATTCCTATGTTCAAAGGTGAAGAAGAAGCTCATAGGGCTTTACTTTTGAAGAAAATTCTGTTACACTATTATAGTAGGGAGATAGGTTACGAGACAGTAGGCTTGTGGAAACTCAAACTAAATCAGAAGATGATTGAAATAATGCCCTACTACAATCAGCTCTATGAGAGTGAACTTCTCAAGTTTGACCCCTTGCAAAATATCGATGTAACCCACACGCATGAGGGTGAGTACAATGATGACGAGAAAGTTGATAACTTACGCAACTCAGAAAATCACAAAGGTATTCACACCGAGCAAGTTAGTGATGCTACAGAGAATGTAACACTTAGACATTCAAGGACTACCACACAAGGTGATGATGTTCGCACAAATGATATTGTATCAAATGGCGATAAATGGACACTATTTAGTGACACACCTCAAGGTGGTATCAATGGCATAGCTAATGCTAGTAGTGGTAGTGTTAGTGATAACTCGTACCTAACTAATGCGACACATGAGATTACCACACCTGACGAGCAAAGTGTAACACAGAGCCACGGAAACATAGTGGAGACTTATAACAAAGATGGTGATAAGGCTGACACTACCGTAGGACACGCAGAGGTGGACACACAAACCACAGAAAATGCCAATGGTAAAATAACAGATGACAACACCAAAAACACACAAGGAACAGACGCTTACACAAACAAGGATATTGGTAAAATCGGTACAGAGACATATTCGGAAATGCTTGATAAGTTCCGTGATACTTTCCTCAATATCGATTTAATGGTGATTAGGGAACTTGAGCCTTTATTTATGGGCTTATGGTAATACGCAAAGTAAGGAGTGTACGTTATGGCTTACACGATTGTAGATAAAATTGCAAAAGTTCGTCTACTTTGTAGAAAAGTATTACCAGCTGTTTACGATGAAAGTTTGTCATACCTTGAGGGTCTTTCCAAGCTGACACATAAGCTCAATGAAACCATCGAGAGTGTTAATGCTCTTAATGATAATGTTGATACACTTAATGACAGCGTAACAGACCTCAATAATAGGGTCGAAGCTGTAGAGAATGCTGTTGGTACATTCATACAGCAGATGCAAGAAGCCTTTGATGAACTTGCTAAAGAACAAGATGCTAAGGTCGATGCTAAATTGGCTGAGGTAGATGTGAAGCTCGAAGATGTTGATGCTAGAGTAACAGCGCTTGAACAGAGTATTGATGCTAAGTTTGCTGAATTTGAAGTAAAGATTAACAAAAGCATCGAAGAACTCACAAAGATTGTTACAGAACAGATAGAGATTATCCAGCATCTGTATCAGACCTTTGAAGCTGATATGAAAGCATATGTTGACGAGGAATTGCAGAAAGCCTTAGACCAAATTCCGGACTTGACAAACATCTATGTTATTGACCCTACTACTGGTAAGCTTGAAAAGGTACAGACAGCACTTCACAATGTTATGATATTCAATGCGTATAACGCTCTCACAATTGATGAGTTCAACGCACTTGGTATGACAGTGAACGAGCTGAATAGTATCATAGTAAAGTCAATACCAAAGGGAATGACAATTCGTGAATGGTTGCATGATGCTAAACGTATCTTGCTTAAACAGATTGATAATGTCAAGGCTAAAGCCCTTGCTTATCCACACAGCTTTGTTAGAGAATATCTTAGCGGTGCACTTGTTTGGCACGATAGGAATGTAGATGTAAACCAGCAACTCATAGCTAGTAGTGGATGCTACAGCTGTGATGAAATTAACACACTTGCCTTTACTGTTGACGAGATTAACGCTTTTGAAATTACATGTTTCAACTATGTGATGAAAGCTAACTCAATAATGGTAAGGACAGCATAATAAAAGGAGAATAAGATTATGGCTCATACAAATCAGACAGCTCATTATCATCTTCCACAGTATGTGGGTACAGATATTATTAACCCATTAACAGATACCAATGGTGCATACGAAGCTATTGATACAGCTATCTATGAAGTTGGACAGACAGCTAGTGGAATGGCTAGTGATATTGATGCTCTTAAAATTCAGAATGGTGACAGCGCACTTGATACAACAGCGCAGACACTTAGTGGTGCAATTAACGAGTTAAAGAGTGGTGAAGATGGTCTTGCTTCAAGAGTTGCAGTAAATGAAACAGACATTTCTACATTACAGACACAGATGAGTACAGCTACTGGTAATATTACTACACTTAATACAAGTGTTGCTGGACTTCAGACAGAGATGGCTGGCAAAGCTAGTGCTACAGCTCTCAACAATCTTACAACTAAGGTTGGTACTGGAAATCTTAATACTACAGCACAGAACTGCGTAGATGCTATCAATGAAGTTCTTGCAAAAGTTCCAGCTGGTGGTGCTGTTCCAGCAGATGAAGTTACTTATGACAATACTGATAGTGGTCTTACAGCTACCAATGCACAGGATGCTATTGATGAAATTGACAATGCTCTTGATACACTTAGTGGAACTGTTGCTGATATTCCAGTAGTACATGAAGAATTGCAGACAGCTACTATCACAACTGGTCAGACAAGCGCTACACTTACATTTGCTACAGAAGCTATTGGTGCTTCAACACTTATTTATCCATCATGTGATGTATTTGGAGCTATTGAAGATGTTACTTATACAGCTTCAACTGTTACAATTACAATTAAAGCTCAGAGCGCAGATGTCACTGTTGGTGCTCTTGTTAAAAATATGTAATGAAAGGGGTGTAATATTATGGCACTTATCTTAAATAGTGGTGGTTCTAAAGAAATTACTACTGGTTCATCAATTTCAGCTAGCGGAAATAGCTTTTCTTGCGTAAAAGGTAAACACTATTTAGTTACAGCTTGGATTGCAAATGGTAACCAAATTGTGTGCAGTAATATGCAGGCTTTAGGAGCGCAGACTGGCGAAAGCGTTGCACAGCAAGCTGGTCTATATAGATGTGGTCTTTTTGTAGCTACAGCTACTGGAACATCAAATGTATCAGATGTACTTAAAAGCCTTGTAGTTATTGAATATGATGCATAACAGAAAGGAACTATGGTTATGAGTATAATAGAACGCACAACTAAATTACAGTTGACCCAATTCAAGGGAAGTTCTATTAACCCAGCAGTCTTGGACTATTACACAGCTGATATGGCGGTAATTGATAGTGCTTTCTCTGATGCTGATACAAGACTTTCAGCATTGGAGAGCACTTTCCAAGGACATGCAGACAGACTTGATGCTCTTGAAGCATGGAAAACTGATACCGTTGACCCTACTTTGAATGACTATGGTACTAGAATTGGTGCTTTAGAAACTTGGAAAGATGATACTGTTACTGTTGCACTAGCAAACCACACTGACAGATTAACAGCATTGGAGACTTGGAAGACAGATACTGTTACAGTAGAGCTTGCTAGTCTTGATGGTAGGGTTGATGCTATCGAACAGATTATACATGACCTTAGTGTTGAGGGTTACTACGACTTAGTTGCTAGGCTGGATGCTTTGGAAGCTAAGGTAGAGACAAATAGTAACGATATTACAACGGTTAATGGTAATCTGACTAGGCTGGACAATAGACTTACTGAGGATGAGACAGAAATTGTTAATCTTGGTAATGGAATAGTTGCACTTGCTAATAGAGTAACTCTTTTAGAGGGTTGCTGTAAAGAGGTTAGAGGTGTACTTGCAGACCATAATACAAGAATTAACAAAAATGCTAGTGATATTGCTAAATTAGATGCTAGGCTGACTAGAGATGAAGCTAATATCAGTGGTAACGCTAGTGATATTGTTATCCTTGCTAAACAGAATAGTACTCAAAGTGACCAAATACAAGATTTGTATGATAAATACAACAATCTTGACCCCGATATGCCTACTAATTTGTATAGTAGAGTGGGTGCTCTTGAGACTATTGTTGGTGATGATGCTTTACAGACTACCGCACAGACGGTTACTGGAGCTATAAACGAACTAAATAATAAAATAGAAACAGATACAAACAGTTTCACAGCTAAAGGATTATCAGTTACACTTGTTAAAAAGAATGGATGGTGCTATGCTAATATTATTGGTACGCTTACAGATACAATCGTAGATAATACGAATTGGACAGAAACTATACCAGCAGGATTTATACCATCTATTAACGCTTCAAGTATTCCAAATGTTCCAACTGATATTACAAATAGTTTGCTTAATATTACATTCGATACATCTGGAAATATTAAGAGTAATACATCACAACAACAGACAATAGCTATTGGACAAAATATCAATTGCAAACTTATTTACCCATGTGCGTGAAATAGAGAATTTTTTAAAAGCAGGCTCTTGTACTAATTTTAGTGCAAGGGCTTGTTTTTGACTTTACATCTCA